CCGTCGTGATCGGTTCGGACGGCGTCGTCACAGCTTGGTTTCCTCCCCGAGCCGGCGGATGGCCCGCTCCATGTCGGCGGCCATTTGGTCCTGGACGTGTTGGTTGGGCGGGACGATGATTTTCCGCACGGGCAGGTTTCCCCCCACCGACTGGTGAAAATGGGCGATATCGGCGATCGTGGCCTTGCCCTTGGGATGCCGGGCCGGGCCGCCGTAGCCGACGGTGATTCCGTATGACACGTCTTCCTGGATGCCTCCCGGACGCCCAAAGGCCGGCGTCATAGCCATGAAGAGCGTGTCCGTGTCCCGGAGGATTGCCGCGTCGACACCACCGCCACGGCGACGTGCAAGCGTCTCGGGGGACAACGGCAGCCAGTCTCCGCCACCCTTGGCGACGAATCGCTCCTGTACAAACGACCGGAACCGCGCCGCCCACTGCCGGAACGCCGCCCGGATCGGTCCGTTTGACGATCCACGCAAGTCCCGATCAAGCAATGATCGGAACCGCCGCAAGCCGTCCAGGTTGATCTTGACCACACTCATCGTCAACTCGGGTCTTCATCCCAGATCAATTCGTAGAGCATGTCGGTCGGGAGCGTGCCCCCGCCGGCCGCCGCAGTGATCTGGAGGTCCAGCCAATTGCCATCCACCAAAGCAGCCGTCGCAATCGCCGCCGCCTCCAAGACTCGAATGGTATTCGAGGAATCGAGGACCAGGGCGGCCGTAAGAATCGAGACCCCGTTCTTGAGCAAGTCAATCGTGACCGTTGCCGCCCCGATCGCCACGACAACGGACCCGCATTTCAGGGCCACGATGCTTCCCGTGGCGCCGTGAACCTCGTGCACTGGAATTGTGATCGACGCCGCGGAGCCGTCCTGGTGAAAATGCCAGAAGTGCCGGTGTAACATCTTCGACGTTGCGATTGCCGCGCCAGCGGCCACATTGGCGTCCAGGATGCACGAACTCGGAAGCACGATCGTCCGGAACGTCTCGGTCCCCGCGTGGTAGGCGTCGCCCTCAATCGTTGATCCCATCGCTTGCTCCCTGAAACAAAACGGCCCGGGGTCAGATCGCTCCACCCCGGGCCGCCATGGGAAACGAACATCGACCCGTCGCCACGAACGATGATCGCTTACGTGCTGCTATGGCCCCGGACGAGCACACCCGGCCGCGTGCAGATCATCAGGGGGTTGCTCTGGCTCTCGATCTCGATTCCTTTGTTGAACTTCATCGGTTCCTGCTTGGCATAGACCGGCTGACCGAGCGTGTTGACCGTCTCGATGTAATCCGCCGGCGCGAGGACCGTTTGGAACAACCCGGGGACGCCCACCGGGAAGAATCGCGCCGAGGCTGCGGGAATGAACGTCTGACCGCTGACGGTTCCGATATATTCCTCGAACACGACCCCGCAGAAGTCGAACCCTTTACGAACGTCCGACCGGAAGAATTCCGATTCCCTGAATCGGTCGTAAGCGGCCCGAACGACCGTGTGTCCGGTGAAGGCGTCGAAAAAGGTGGGGCCGCAGAGGCAGTGGATGTGATCGTATACCGCTGCCCCGCCGAGCGCCGCCTCGATCGTCCGCTTGATCCCGAGGACCTTGCTTTGGATGTTCGTCGTCGACGTGCCGAAGACGAAATCCACGTCCGTCGGCTGCGTGATTCCGAAGAACTCCCAGAGGTTGTACTCCACCCGGCCGTCGGAGTCCTTCACCAGACCCTGGATGGCGTTTGCCCGGTGGTACTCGTGAGTGACTTCGTGGTTCTGGCGCATCGCCGCCAGGTGCTCATTGACGATCTGGGCGATCGTTTGGGCTTGCGTCTCAGAACCGAAGGCCCGAACGTTTTGAACGGACTCGGCGAGCACCTCGTCATCGTACCCGATGTGCGGCACGACCATCGCCTTGCCCGTCCGTTTGCCGGTCTTGTGCTTCGTTCCAGGCCCACCGCGCCGCCCCCAAGGCAAGACGGCCAGCAGACCGGACTGTTCCTCGATGATCGCAGTGGTCGTGGCGATCGGGGTTTGCTGGAACAGGCCCATTTCCCCGATCCGGCTCGGGACGAACGGCAACTTGTTGATCGCTTCCGTCAGCGACGCAAGCGAGAACAGGTCGGAGTCAAACAGGTTAAGGACCAGCATGGGTCTAGCCTCCGTGAGTTGGTTTGCGGCCGTTCGTCGGCCCCTTGGTCACTACTGAATCGCTCAATCGTCGGCGTTACGCGCCCGCCGTGTACGTCGGTCCCGTCACCACTTTGATGTTTCGGGCGAGCAAGGCCGCGATCACCGTGGCCTCGGTACATGAGTTGAAATCCAAGTACGCCTTGTCCACGATCGCCGGGCCGCGATCGAGGAACACGGATTCCGCTTGCTTGCCCTTCGTCGTCCGAGTGATCGTGCAGGTGGGCGTCCCACCGGTCAAACTCGCCAGGTTCGCGGTGATGAGGTCCTGCGGGCGACCACTGTAGCTCGCCCCACTCCAGGTCGCCGTCAAGGTTTGATCCGGCAGTTGCGAGCCGGTCACGACGCACTGGGCCGTTTCGCCGAGTGCCACGTCGATGGCCGTGCTGATCGTTGCCGCCGTGGCATTGTATGCCAGGGCCGTCGTCGTGACTTGCGTCCCGTCCTTCTTGCGAAGCGTCAGCGTGAAGGTGCCCCCGGTCGGAGTGCCGGCGAACACGAGCGACTGGACCTCGTTCACGCACGCCGCCGCCGCCAGACAGATCGAATCGGCCAATGCGCCGCTGGCCGACCCTTGGGTCGTGTGGACCAGCGAAGCCGGCTCGGCCACGCCACCGTCAGTGATCAGGTCCTTGGTGATCACGATGTCTTGGCACGCCACGTTGGCGGTCGTGAAGACGTAATCCACGCCGACGCCGCCGACGGTGGAGACAACCGTGGTTGCCAAGTCGGTGTGCATGGCGCGAACGGCGATCTGGAGGTTCGCCACACTGATGTTGTACGCCAAGAGTCCCGAAACGACGCCACGGTATCGCAATGAGAAGGTGCCGCCGTCGGCCCCGGCCACGAACGTCATCGTTTGCACGTCGCTGACGCCGGCGACGACTTGCTTCTTGGCGTCGTTCGACGAACTGTACGCCTCGCAAACATCGCCCGGGCTCAAGCTTTGACCGGCGTAGACCTCGTAGGTCTTGCGCGTCAATCTCAGGTCATCCTCCCAAAGAACGATGTCCGAGATATTGGTGGGTTCCGTGTAGGTCGTGGCATAATCGGCCATGGCTCACTCCGTCTGATTGTGGAGGGGGATGACTTCTGTCCTGGCCATGCGCACCTTTCGGTGGCGAGGGCCGTTCTGGGGGATTCCCGCTATCGTCGCCTTCGCGCTTTGTCCGCACACTCGGCTCGCGCCTCCGCGTCCGCGACCAGTGCGTTCTTCTGGCTGTTGTTCCGCGGATTGCCGAGCGAGAGCCCGAGCACTTGGGCCGCCGTCCGTTCGCCAAGCGGCGAACCCGCCGAAGCGTCGAAGATGGCAAGCACGTTCTCGAATCCATCGTCGATGCCCTTCGACAGGCTCAGCGCGATCGCCGCGCCATTCTCGCCGACGAACTGTTTCGTGAGCAACTCGGCCTGGGCGGGGGTGGCATTGCCGGCCTGAACCCGGGCCTCGATCTTCATGCGGCGATTGTCGGCCGCCAACTGGACGAACAACGGGTCCACGCTCCGCGTTTGCGAAGCGGCCAGCGTCGTGAGGGCCTGACCGTCGGTCCGGGCGCCGTTGTCCCCCACCACGGCCCTGAGCGAGGCGGCTACCGCCGCCACCGCGTCTGCGGCTTGCTGATCGTTCGCCGCGTCCTCGTCGCCCAATAGGTTGTTGATTTGGTCCTTGACCTTGTAGATCGCCCGGGCCCGGGTGATGAAATCGTTGAGTTCCATCGCCTCGAACGCCTTGCCCATTTGGGCCTTGAGCGTGTTCATCAGCGCGGCCGTAGTGTCTCCGGGCTCGGCTGCCGTCGTGGCCGGGGCCGCAGTGGTGGTCATGTTGGGATCGGCCATGGCGATTGGTTCCTTGCGCTGAAAGATGGTCAGTTTCCGTGGATCAATCGAAGCCAGCGAGGCCGCGATGGCTTGGAATCCGTCAAGCCCCGGAACAACCGGGTCGGTGCAAAGGGCGACGTGCGTGATCGGCCGGACGTACTGGTTGCCTTGCCCGTCCACGTACAGCGACGGCGAATAGATCGAAACGTCGGTACGTCCGGCCATCGCGATCGCGTCCGTGCCCACAAGTTCGATGACTCCATAGAGAGAGTCACCTTCGCGGGTCATTTCGTGGACCCAACCCCGATTAGCCTCCGGGTTCTCCGTGTGGCCGACGGGGACGGGCACTCTGACGCCCGCCTCTCGCATCTTGTTGAACGACAGGACCCAGTGGTCCAGTGCCTCGCGCGTGACCTCAAAATCGAGGTTGTCGTGCGCCTTGATGTAGTGTCCGACGCGGATGAGTTCTTTGCGGAATCGCTGGCTTGAGCCATCACCGCCAGCAGCGAGCTTCAGCGCCGGCGCCGTGCCGGTCAAGAAGGCGAAGTGTCGCGTTGCCTCGAGGATGGCGTCCATGCCATCACGCTACCAGACCACCGGGGCTTTCCTACGGCATTCGCCCCAGAACGGGACGCCCAGAGAACACCTGTCGCATCGCGTTACGTCCAGGCACGTTTGGACCTCTCCAGATACGGCGAGGTACGTCAATTCTTGGCGCCGCACGCCTGGCAGTGCCAGCCAGAGAATGTTCCAAACAGCGACATGATAATCCACACCGGCAGAAACAGGCCCGCGGTAAGGATCGTCAACAAGCAGCCCCATCCTTCGGACATCCGCGTCCGGATGTGGAGCGTGTTTCGGTTGCAATCCGAGCACCACTTCTGCTTCTGGTCGAGTGCCATCATTCCCCCTTCACTTCGGGCGTGGTAGGACGTGCCCCTTGGCTGAGTGCCAGTATAACCTGCGCGGGGTCCACCCGCCACTCCCGGCCGAGCTTCAGTCCCGGCACCGTTCCATCGCGCAACATCCTGCGAACGGTCTGGCGGGAACAGGACAACTTCCGTGCGACATCGGCGACGGGTACATGCTTTTCCATCGTTTCCCCTCCCTGTCAGAGTGCCATGCCAATCGCCCCAAAGTTGACCGCGAATCCATCGTCCGCCTTGGGTTCGACCATTTCTCCGTCGATCTCCACCGCCCGTGGCCCGTACTCGGGGCGTTCCTCGAAAACCGAAATCTGGGCACAACGACAGGCCCAGCCATTAGGTGGTGTGTTTACCGTCCAGAACGGATCATCCTTCGGTAGCGTCACGCCGTCGAATCCGACGTGTTCTTCCCGGACGCGGTTGTCCCCGACCGTGACGTAACGATATCCCCACAGGATCTCCTGGATCGCCGGGTCGCGTTCCGTCTCGTACCGCCCCACCGCGTAAGCGATGGCCGTTTGCGTTCGGAAGATCGCCTCGAGCGTGAACGAATTCTTGGGCCTCAGTCCTAGGCTGTGGAACGTCTCGGCCAGCGCCTTCTTTGCGCCGCGGACGTGTTCACCGCCCACCGTTACCCGAAGCATCGTCGTCGCCAGCGCCCGATTGACAGTGGCCTCAAACGTGGCGATGACCTTGGAGGCGTAGGGGGTGTACTGCGCCGCCAGCAACTCGACTTCTTCGTCCGTCAAGCGGGCCTTGCGCTCGGCCGCCCGGACGGCCAATCGAAAGTCCTGCGAGAGGATGCCCACCTTCCGCGCAGCAATCGGCGCGGACCGCTGGAGGCTCAACCGCGACCGCCGGATACCGGTCATGTGGGCCAGTACCATCGTCTGCGTCAACAACTCCAGCCCCTCTTCACGCAACACGTCCGCGAACGCCGACCCGGGGTCTCGCCCGGCGCGAAACGCCGCGTAGGCCGCCCGCTGGGCGCGGGCCCCCATGCGCTGCGCGGACGTGATCCCGAGGATTTCGACCCGGCCGCGGTCTTGGTCTTGGAGCACGGCTTCTTGGCGTTCAGCGGCGGTTACGCGGGGTCGGGACATTTCACTCCTCGTATGATGCGACCAACTGGGTGAGGGCCCGCTGCTGCGCGTCGTAAATCGTCTCCGCCCTTCCGCGACATGCGACCTCATCAAGCACGGTTTGGCTCTTGCCTTCACGTGTATCCAGGACTGCTATCTCGATCGCGTAGGTGAACTGCAAGTCGTCCCCATTCAACCCGTCTTCGGTCGTGAAAAGATAGGCGCTCAAATCTTCGGACAGCCATACCTGCCATCGCCGCCATGGTTCAAGCTCGGCCAGCGCCGCGATGATTCGGTTGACATTTTGCTCGGCGGTGGACATCAGTCTGCCTCAGCGGTCCGCCCGTTCCCCTCCACCCCCAATCGTCGATAGATCCCCCGCACGGTCCTGGCAACCACGGGATTGTCCGTGAAGTCACTGCGCAGGGACAACCCGGCCGGCGACTCGCCCGCCTGCGCTACTTCGGCTGACTTCGGTATGCCCAGCGCATCCTTCAACCCATCGGTGTCGATCTGAGGCCCTTCTTCCAGGAACCCGCTCGGGTTTGCGAGGAACGTCTGATAGACCTGCCTCAAGAACTCGCGCTTGGAGTCCACCAGCGGCGATGCCACCAGCCGGACTTTGCCCACCGCCGTCGGTCCGTAGTTCACGGCCAGCAACTGATCCACGACCTGGCGATTGGCCTCCGTCGTCACCTTCGCGTGCGTCAGTTCGGCCATGGTCAACGCCAGATCGGTATGGGCCTGCGCCTCCGCAAGCGTGCCGTGCTGGCCTTCCTGGATCGACCGCTCGGGCAGAATCATCCCCCGCGCAAGCAACTTGTCGAGGTACTCCAATCGCTGGATGAACGTAGGCTGCCGGCCGCCCTTGTCCTCCAGGATCTCGATACGCCAGCCTCCGGGCCCTTTTTGGTTCAGCGTGTCGATGTAGGCCGCGGCCGTGTCGGGAATGGCGATGGACCCGGACGACTCCAAGGCCTCGATAAAGGCTTCGGCCAGCTCAACGTTGTTCTTGAGCGTGCCGTTCTGGTCTTCGGACTGCCCGGGCGGGAAGTAGACCAGAAAGTGCGAGCCGGCCACCTTCACGTCGTAGCGCGCGGCTCCGTCGTTGCAATCGGTCCACTGGTTGTACGTCGCGCGGACGTTCTCCAAGAGCGGCGTGCCGTACCAGTTCGTCCCCTCCACCCGGAACGACAGGACGCAGCAGGCGTTGAGGTCAAGCTCGATCTCATACTGCTTGAGCCCCGCGAGCGCCCCGGTCTTCTCGTCCACCATCAGTTCCGTCAAATCAGGCAGCAAGTCCTTGAGCTTCGTCAGTTGCCACAGCCCGTCGCGCGCGGCAAAGACCTTTTCAAACGCCTGGTAGCCGAAGTCAATACCGCCCAAGATCGCCTTTTCCAGAAAGTCCGGCCGCATAGGCATCATGTTGTCCTGCACCATCCTGACCCATTCATCCGGCGCGTCATCGTCCGACTCGACGGTCCACTGGCCCGCCAGGATGGGAGCCGCCGTCAGGGATCTTGCCACGGCGATCGTCGGATGCGTTCGCATCGTGCGGTACGCCGAGTAGTTCGCGGCAAGCGGAGCGGTTCCGATCCGGCCCTGCCGCGAGAGCACTTGGGGAGTGGTACGTTCCGTGGTCTTGTCGGCCATGAGTCCTACCTTTTCAAAACGATGCGGCTGACCTCGCGGCCGAGATCTAGTCGAATCGGGAACAACATGTGGATAATGTAACCGAGAGAGTCCGTCGCGTGGCCCAGGTCTCCCTTGTCGGCTGGTTCGCGATCGAAAGGCTTATAGTACCGCGATTCGAGGTCCCGGATCAAGTTGACGCACGTGGGAGCGACGAATAGCCGCCGGTCGCCATCGGCGTTGCACAGTAGCGCGTTCGTCTCGGCGAACCGATCCGCGATCGGTGGGTTCTGATCCGGAATCCGCAGCGCCATGCCACGGGCATTCAGCTTGGAGTAATTGAGGATTTGAAGGTAGTCCGATGTCGCCGCCGATGTCTTCCGCGCCCGACTGGTCGCATCGCCGTAGAACTCGAAACCGCCCGCGTGATGCGCATACCGCCCGGCCAGTACGTCGAGCGCCCTGGCCGTACTCATGTCGCGCAGCCATAGTTCGTCGAGGATTTCGAGCCGGTCCTGGTAGCGGTGGCCGATCACCCAGGCCATCGGGTCCACGTTGAAATCGCAGCCCACGACCAGCGGCTTCCCGGTGTGATACTCGACGGGCCGGACGTTCAAGTTGCGGTCGAAGGAGTGGAAGACAACGCCAGAGGCAGTTTCCCACGACGCCTCGAATTGCTCGCGGTAGTTCTTGGCGTCCATGCGGCTGCGGGCGTCGGCGAGAATGTCGGCGTCGAGGATGTCAGAGGAGGGCCACCAGAAGCCCATGGTGTCGTTCTTCTCGCCCGCCATGGCCTCGCGGTGCGCTTCCCGGAATTCTTGCGCCCCGACGCCAGTGCGCTTGGGCACGCCGATACGCCAACACCATCCACGCCGGTGGACCAAAGTCGGCAGGATCGACAACTCGAAAGTACGCGGCCGCGTGTCCGAACTCTCGTCCACGACGCAGCCGTCCTGCTGGATGCCCTCGAATCGCTGGGGCTTATCCAGGCCAGCCACGCAGAGCGATGAACCAAAGATGGTGTCGATGCGCAGTTCGCCTTCCAGCGGCTCACGGGCAAGCCAGTGACGCGGGACGAGGTCCTTCATGTCTTGCCATGCAATGCGCTTTGCTTGGTTATAGGTCGGGGCGAAATAGAAGTACCGCGGGTCCGACCACGGCTTGCGAATGGGAAGAAACCGCACAAGCCGGCGCTTCGACAATTCGGTCTTTCCCGAGCCACGTCCGGCGACGAC